ACCGGGCGGCACTAAGCGGCGCGCCCTTCATGCTATCCTACCCCTGATAGACGCGCAGGAGTTTGTATACGCATCCCCCGCCGCAGGGTACGCACAGATAGCCCTCGCCTATGCCTGCAGGGACTTCGGGCGACAGGCTACGATATTTACGGCAAAGCGCAAGGTACTACACAGATGTACGCAGGAGGCGCATAGGGCCGGGGCTAAGATCGTGCTGGTGCCTACGGGGTATCTAACTAATGTACAGGCAAAGGCGCGGGCGTATTCAGAGGCGGCGGATGCCTACCTCCTGCCCTTCGGCCTAGATACCGACGAGTTCAGGAAGGCACTGGCCGCGCAAGCGAGGGGGCTAGGCATTACACCCGACGAGGTATGGGCCGTAGCGGGATCGGGTACGCTTATCAGGGCATTACAGGCGGCATGGCCCGGCGCACGATTCAACGCCGTCCGTATAGGGCGTGAGCCTAAGATCGGGGATGCTATGCTGTATCAAGCACCTGAACAGTTCGAGCAGGATGCCACGATACGCCCGCCCTTCCCATCTAGCCCAAACTATGATGCTAAGGCGTGGCGCTTTATCAAGGCCAGGGCGGGCGATAATGCCCTGTTCTGGAACGTGGGAGCATAGCATGGGCATAGGGCCAATAGAACGGGTGGTGCAAGGTGGCTAAAGGTAGACCGACTAAGCTAACACCGGAGACACAGAAGAAGATAACGGATGCCCTCCAGTTAGGCGCAACTTATGAACACGCCTGCAACTATGCGGGTATTGCCTATAACACTTTCAACGAGTGGATGAAGCATAAACCTGACTTTAATGAGATTGTAAAAGAGGCTGAAGGTAAAGCGACTGTGGGATGGCTTGCCAGGATAGAACAGGCGGCTAAGGATGGGGCGTGGCAGGCGGCGGCGTGGAAGTTGGAGCGGAGATACCCACACGACTATGGGCGCACAGTCTCGGAGAGTAAAGTAGAGTTAGAAATATCAGGCGGGGTCAACCTCTACATCCCTGACAACGGGCGCGATAAACCTGAATGACCACAGCCACCGCAGAGCCTATGACAGAGATACGCCCCCAGCCAAAGCAGGAGGCGTTTCTGGCATCCTCGGCTGATATAGCCATCTTTGGGGGCGGTGCCGGTGGGGGCAAGACGTGGGCCTTACTCATGGAAGCCCTCAGGCACACACGCAACCCTCGCTTCGGTGCCGTCATCTTCAGGAGGACTTACCCGCAGATAGAGCGGCAGGGCGGTATGTGGGATGAGAGTAGCGCGCTGTACCCCTACGTAGGCGGCACACCCAATCGGTCCGACATGCTGTGGAAATTCCCAGGTGGGGCGAAGGTATCGTTTGCGCACCTCCAGCACGCAGATGACATAGAGAGCTGGAAGGGCGCACAGATAACCCTACTCGCCTTTGACCAGTTAGAGGAGTTCCCCGAACGCGCCTTCTTTTACCTCCTATCGCGTAATCGTAGTATGTCAGGCATCCGCCCATACATGAGGGCCACAGTGAACCCCGATCCTGATAGTTGGGTGGCGACATTCATCTCGTGGTGGATAGACCAGGATACAGGCCTGCCCATCCAGTCAAGGGCGGGTGTCCTCAGATGGTTCGTGCGTGTGGGTGAGAAGTTGGTGTGGGGTGATAGCCCGGAGGAGTTGGTAGACAGGGAGGGCGTAGAGCCTACACAACCCAAGTCAGTGACGTTCATCCCCGCTACCCTCGAAGATAACCCCATCCTCATGCAGAAAGACCCCGGCTATAAAGCTAACCTACAGGCGCAGGACTACGTAGACCAGCAGAGGCTATTAGGGGGCAACTGGAAAGTAAGGGCAGCGGCTGGTAAGGTGTTTGCACGCGAGTGGTTCAAGATAGTACCCCAGGCACCCGCCGGCGGTGAAGAGGGTACAGGGTGGGACTTTGCCGCTACAGAAAAGAAGGGCAAGGGAGATGACCCGGATTACACAGCCCGCGTAACCATGCGCTACGTCAGGGGCCGCTTTTACATCCTTGACTTCGAGATGGTACGCGTTGGCCCTGCCGAGCTGGATAGCCTGATGATGAACGTCACCATCCAGCGCGCAGCCCTCGCAAAGAAGGCAGGCGCTAACTATCGGGTAAGGTGGGAAAGAGAGCCGGGCAGTGCGGGCAAGCGTGATAACATCCACATAGTGCAACTCCTATCGGGCTATGATGGCCGGGGAGTGAGGCCACAGGGTGACAAGGTAGTACGCGCTAAACCTCTGGCCGCGGCGTCCTTTGCGGGCAACGTGGAGCTGGTGGAGGGCGAGTGGAATGAGGCCTTCCTGCGCCACTATCATTCGTTTCCAGATGGCGCGCATGATGATGGCGTCGACGCGGGCAGTGTGATATACAACGACTTAGCCCTGTATACGTGGGGTAGTGGGGAACAAGAAGATGATAAGCAGGAGGCTGCATAATGGCTGACAAAGCACCGAACATAGTACAGCGTTTCTTATACGGGCCGAAGGGCAAGGACATCAGTACGGCCCTTACGGTAGTCGAGGAGAAGGGGCAGTTTCCCTCAGACAACATCAATAATTACTCGTGGTCTACACCCACCTACCCCATCAACGTGCAGGGCTACTTCGGGGGTACGCACGATTACAAGATAGACGCGGGTGACCTCGTTGACTCGTCTGTGGTCATGGCCTGCCTCAACTGGCTAATGCGCGTATTCCCACGAGCAAGGGCGCGTGTAGTGCTGGAGACTGAGGACGGCATTGAACCTGTAAAGAACCACAAGCTGACTAAACTCTTGAAGAGGCCCAACCCCGTATACGCCGGCACCCAACTGTGGAGGCTTACGGTACTCTCGTACAACTGGAGTGGGAACGCTTACTGGCGCAAAGTACGCAACGGCGCAGGGCAGGTAATCCAACTGTGGTACGAGCCTCACTGGACAATCCGCCCACGCCGCACATCGGCTGATGAGTTCGTTTCGTTCTATGAGATATACCGTGATCGCACGTGGCAGCGCATAGACATCGAGGACGTTGTACACTTCCGATGGGTGCTATCCCCTGAGAACCAGATGGTAGGCATGGGGCCGATAGATAGCGGCCTGCGTGAGATATTCTCAGACAACTCAGCCGCCCAATTCACAGCCGCCTTCTTTCGCAACTTCGGCGTGTTCTCTCGGATGATTAGCCCGAAGGAGGGCGACGCGCCCCTATCGTTTGCCGAGATAACGCGCCTTATTGCAGAGATGCAGGCAGCCACAACGGGCGACAATCGTTTCAAGACTGTTGGTGCTACTGTGCCTGTAGATATGCACGAAGGGCAAACCGATATGTCTAAAATGTCTATGCGTGAAAGCCGCATGACCCCCGAAGAGCGTATCTGTTCACTCATAGGCATCCACCCCGCCATTACAGGCCTTGCAGCGGGCGCTATATCCTCCACGTATAACAACAAAGAGGAGGCGATGCGCGACGCCTACAACAACAACATCCTGCCTTGCTATGACGACTTTGCAGAAACCTTAGACATTCAGTTGGTATCAGACTTCACAAGCATAGAGGATGAGACGGTAGAGTTCGACACGTCCCGCCTGGAAGTGCTGAAGGGTGACATAGTAGCAAAGGAGACAAGCGCCGCTAACCTCTGGATAAAGAACGCCATCACGCGCGCCCAACTGAAGATACGCATAGGCGAGAAGCCCGCCCTTGACGGCTCAGACGATGGCTATATGCACGAACTAGTCCCTGCCGCAGCACCATCCTTCGGCCCTCCTATCCCACCCAACCCCAACGACCCCACAGAAGCCACCAAAGGCGCACAGGAGCCACAGGACGGTAAGGCTTACAACGGCAACGGCAAGGCACACGACATCCTGTGGGAAAGCAAAGCAAAGAAGCCCACTGTGGAAAGTGAGACGGATGCTATAATGGCGGCGGTGGGTGACGAGATTGAGCGCATTTACAAAGAGGCTGAACGGGCGATATGAGCACACCCGAATCAATAGCCAAAAAGGTTGACTGGAAGGGCCACGCTAAACGCCTTGCGGATGCTGCGCTACCCCACGAGATTACCCTGCTGGAGATAGCCTGGGGTGAGTCTCAAAAGAAGTTTCCCGCTATCGGTTCGTTCACGCTCAAAAACCCCGAAGTCCAAAAGGTCATCCCCACACTGGCAAAGCGCATAACGGGCATAAGCGAGTATTCACGCACCGAAGTTACATCCATGCTGGAGCAAGCCTTCACAGCCACAGAGACAATACCAGGCACAGACGAGTTAGCACGCCGCTTCCGCACTATCAGCGAGTTAGAAGTACCAGAGGACGGCACACCAAAAGAGAAGAGGCGGGCCATGCGTAGGGCGCAAACCATCGCCCGCACAGAAACGCAGTACGCATTCAACAGGGGTGCTATCGCGTCCTACTCTGAGGCGGGCATAGAGAAGGTGGAAATCCTGGACAGCGACAACGACCCTGAATGTGAAGCGCGCAACGGAAAGATAGTCACGCTGGAAGAGGCATTAGAGATTGAACCACATCCTAACTGCCTAACTGGTGACGCTATTGTGGTCACAAGTGATAAGCTCTGCGTTGGAGCCGCGCTGAGGTGGTTTGAGGGGGAAGTGGTCACACTCCGCACATCCACGGATCAACTCTTGACCTGTACCCCTAATCACCCGATATTGACTGGACATGGATGGGTTGCTGCGGGCGACATTGTAGAGGGCGGTCACATAATCAGCGGCGTTGACAGTGAGCGGATATTCAGGATGTTCGACCCAGATAATGACTACATGCCCGCCACTATCCAAAAGGTAACGAGTGCGGCGCTCATGTCGCGCAGCATGCCGACCAGTAGCATGCCAACCGCCCCCGAATATTTCCACGGCGATGGGAGAGGCGGCAACATCTACATTGTAGATACCCGCAGCGAGTTGCAACGCACTGGGGATATCCCTATCGGCGAGCATTCCTTGCAAGAGCATTTCGTTGGGGCCGTTGTGGAGGCTGCGCGTTTGGCGTACTTGCGCTCTGAGTTCCTTGACAGCAACGGTATCGGTTTGGCCACGCCTAGCGGTGAAGGCATGGGCGGCGATAGCAGTACGCTTCTCGGCACTCATACCTTCGTAAGCGACGAGTTTGGATTCAGTGTCGTTTCTGATGATGCCAATATCCCTAAGCCACCTACACACCTGGGCAGGATGGGCGTTGAACATAGGGCCGATAGCAGTGGAGCTAAGACGTTGGGTAATGTACAAGTCATAGAGAATGGCATCACTGGGCCGCTTGATATTGGTACACTTGTACCCACTACGGGCGAACAGTCTATACAGGCTGTTGGTGCTGATGCCAGCACTGGCGGCGATTTGGTTGGTAGGCTCTCCAGATTGATAGCGCCCATACAGGTTATCAATGTCGAGCGACGGAAGTTTGCGGGGCATGTTTATAACCTCCAGACAGTACAAGGTTGGTATTTAGCTAATGGTATCATAACCCATAACTGTGTGCTGGCTTATGCACCCGTAGTCGATTAGGAGATTAGCATGGAGTGGACAAAGGACAAGCCCACACAGGAAGGCGCATACTTCTACTTCGACGGTGATGCCGTATGGGTTGAGAATGTGGATAGCGAAGTTATAAGCGGCGATCTCATTGTGTGGTTCTCACCCAACGA